ATACCCCATTCTTCTGCAGCTTCTGCAAGTGCAGCTTCGTTCTTACCATAACCAAGATAGTGCCATGATAAACTATTTAAATCATATCTAAATCTATTTTCATCGGTTAACGCTGCAGCTATCATTGTGCAGGCTATGTCACCATTTATTTTAAACCCCATTGCCCGTAACCAACATACGTCATAGATTGCATTGTGAAAAACTTTTGTTGAAGGTGATTCTAAAATATCTTTTAACCAAGATAAAACTCTTGATTTATCCATGTTACCACCGCCCTCATGTGCAATTGGAAAGTATCCTTTGTAAAATTTTGTAGCAACAGCAATACCTATAACCTCACCATTACCAATTACAGAACCAGATCCTTTCTTTAATAGATCAGGATCTTTTGTCTCCAAGTCAATTGCAATCTCATCTACATCACGTAAGTCTGGAAACTCTGTAGGTTTTACCCATTCTGTTTGTGCTTCGAATTTAGGAATTTTCATTATAGTCCCTTTCAATAATCATTTCTATAAAGTGTATTGCTTTCAACAAATCTTGTTTCTTTCCTTTATCACGATGTCTAATTATATATTTTATAGCACAGCCTTCCGGGTATAGCAATTCATTCTCTACTACAAACCTACTCGGCTGAATTTTATACTTTTGATAGTGACTCCCGCCGTGCTGCTTATCCCAAACTTTCGATGTCATAACCTTGGTCCTCCTTTTTTGCTGCCATGATATATAGATTTTGTTTTGTACGAGTTACACCTACGTACCAAACTCTATGTTCTTCATCTTGTTTATCAGAACTTTTTTCAATAGCATTTCGTATTGTTTTTGTGTTGTCTAATATTAATAATACATTATCTGCTTCTCCACCTTTTGCAGAATGTATCGTAGATAGTTTTACTCTTGGGTCCTTTCTTAATTCTTCTCCATTACTTAACATCTCTCTTATGTATAAACATTCTTCATAGTCAGATGTAAACTCATCATACCAAGGTATGTTTTTATCATAACCAAATTCCTCTAAATTATACATTCTTTCTTCAGTTAATTCTTCATTAGTGCTAGTGTATTCGAATATATCCTTAACTTCTGCTAAAGATAAATCATCTCCTTTCTGCCATCTTATGTAGTTTAGAATGGTTCTAAACAAAGTAATTTTATAACTCTTCCTATCTTTATACTCAAAGTAAATACCACGTTCTTTTAAAAATGGTTTGAGTCTATTTAATTTATCATTGTATCTTGCTAACACTAACCATTTACCTTCATCTATTGGCACGTCATCAAGACTATAAATATAATTTACAGTTCCTCTTTCTTTTCTTGCTTTCCAATTTTTTTGAACACGTCTATCATCAGGAATTAAATTTAATATCTTATCGGCTATGTTTTGTACCTCTTGTGGAACCCTGTAAGATTGTGGCAAAATTATGTCTTTCTTTGAAATTTCCTGCTGAAATTTTTTTACATCTGCGCCTGCCCAGCCATAAATTGCTTGATCGTCATCACCTGCTAGTATAACATATTTGCTATTTTCCTTGATAATATTGAACATTTTCCATTGTATTGGTGATAAATCTTGTGCTTCATCAATGAAAGCTACATCATATTTCGGACACAATTTAGACACAATAAATTTTTCAATCATGTCTGTAAAATCTACCAATCCAAACGCTGACTTATAATTGTTTACCTCATCAGCAATAATTTTTAACAATCTCTTGTCCATGTCCTGTGAGTACATGTCTGTATTATATTCTTCTTCAATCGTAATATTTTTAATTCTAGCTGCGTTTATTAAATTAAAGTATTCACTATCAGAATTTATAAATCCTGTAGTTTCTTCACCATTTGCATAAACCGTAACTTCAATACCTAATTTTCTACCAATATCTTCATAGTGTTCGTCCTGCATAACTTGTGCTTTCTTCATACCTAATTGATTAAAAGCAAGAGAGTGTAGTGTTCTAAAATGTTTGAGGTCTTTTTTTTCAAAAGCTGTGTGGTAGTCTAACATTCTATCTACAGCTTCGTTAGCTGCTTTAGTTGTAAATGCAAAGTACCCTATCTTGTCAATAGGTGTACCTAATTTTAAAAATGTTTTTACATATCTTAATAGCTTAGTTGTTTTCCCTGTGCCCGGAGGCCCGAATAATTTTCTACTGATCATAGTATATCCGTCTTATGTTTTGTTTGAGTGTGATGTATAGGTACTTCTTCAAAAGATTTTATGTTTATCTGTATAATATTTTTTGTAGATGAATGATACTTACCAGATTCTTTTGAAGGGAATCGTTTTTGTTCTAAAAATTCTATCTCACATTCCTGGTATAATACTTGCATCATACGACCTGTTTTATCTTCACCATACTTCCAGTTCTTTGCTTTTAGTTTGTCGTAAAATTTATCAAATTTAAAGAATGCATACTCACCCTCTATTAATACAGATCCTGTTTTAAATGCAGCATCACTCGTTGCTTTAGGTCCATTTATTTTTGCATGTATAACGTCATGTAGTTTTTCTTTTGGTGATGTTCCTACAGGTGGTTGTACTACTTTCTGTGTTTGATATAATGAATCCATAATAGCTTGTTCCTCATCATTCTTTATTAATGGTGGTAAAAACCCTGCAGCTTTTGATATTGAATTACGTCTCTTACGTTGATCATTTAAGTGCTCTACATTTCTACAATGCACGGTCGCTGTACCAATACCATCAGGTTTTGTTACATCAAATTCATACTCCGGTTCTGGATCTAAATCTATCTTCTTAAGATTTGTAAGCACAGGATAAGACCCTTTCGATCCTGCTAAGACTCCAAATCTTTTCTTAACACAAATACCTTTCTTACAATTCTCACTTAAAGGACTTTGTGTGCACGTATAACCTTTAGAACTTCTGTTCCAAGATTTTACTTTTTGATTTAAAAACTTTTGATCCCATGCATTTGCATGTACACCAGCAAAATATTTTACCGGTGCATTCATAACTTTCTGTTGCCAGTTGTCTGGATATTTCATCTTGACCATGACATGATAGTTATACATAAACCTATCTTTGCCATCAAATTTTTCATTCTTAGATAATTTAGATATTGCAGCTAGACATGGTGGACCATCTAAAAATTCTTCATCTACACCCTCCATGCTTTTGTTTTCTATGTCTTCTGTAATTCCTTTCAATCTTTCTTTGGTAACCAGGTTTGCACTAATTACTTTCATAAATTGTTCTAAGGTAAATGGTGTACCATCAACGTTTAAAGCCTTACGCTCCTCCCCGAAATAAGGTAGATTTATAAACTGTCCTGGTCTTAGTTGACCAGTCTCACTATCTTTTGTTAGTTGTGTTTGTTTTGGAAATATTTCTGTATCTTGTTTGAGACCAAACAAAGATAATAAATTTGTTAAAAATGATTTTACAGTTTTAGAATCTGTAAAGGTGTCCATGAATAAAAATAAATGCAGACCACCACTCTTAGATTCTACAGGTAATAAAGGTAATTCGTATTGTTGTATAATGTCTATGTAATCTTTTTTATTAAAATCTTCGTAATCTTTTGGATCTATATCTATAACTCCAAACTTAACTAATGCATTTTCTGTACATGGTTGTATACCAATAGATAACTTACCTTCAATGTGTTGCTTGTATATTTCATCTGTAAGCTCTTCAAAGTTCCATCTATATACAGGTTTCTTTTTACCTGTTTCAGAGTCTATGTAAGAGTCCGGATGATTAAAGTCAGCTACACCATAAGCATTCCTGTATCCACTAAAAAATTCTATATATTGTTCCATAATAACTGCTTCTGTGGGCCCTCCACTCTCGCTTTAGGCCCACACTGTGCACATATTCCCGAGGGAATTATATAATGCTAGCTTGGTCCTTTGGTTTCTCTTCGCCATGTTTAGCTTTAACACTTCCTTTTGAAATGCTATCGCTAAAACTTTTAGCTTGATCGTAAAGACCTTTGTCAGTTACTGGGCCAACTTTACTTACTTCCCAACCAAACCAAGTGCCTTTATCATTTGACATTTGGGTAGTCTTTAGTTTGTAAATGTGGCTGAAAGATGCCGGTGTAAACATTCCGTTTGCACCCTTCATCTTAATTCCAGACATCATTGAGTT